GTAAGTCTATGAAGCCAGTTTTATCCGCATCAAAAAACCTAGCACCAAAAGACACGGGCGCAATGGCGGCAAGTTTGCAGCTTGAAACACGCATACCAAGTAAAAAAGATTTAAGATCCAAGTATGTAGAACGTGGCGATGTTGTCATTGGATTGGTTACCACAGCATCAGGAAAAAAGTTAGCTAAAAGAAAATTTAAAAACCTAAAAACAGGCGAAAAAGAATCTTTCAACACAATAACTAAACAATATTACGGCAAAGAAGTTATAAGCACAGATCAACGAGTTGCCGCTATGGAATTTGGAACGGCTAAAATAGCAAGCAAACCATTTCTAAGACCTGCATTAGAAGTTAGTGCTGGAGTAGTTGCGGATAGTTTGAGCGAATCGCTTAAATTTAGTTTAGAAAAATACAAAGCAAAACAAGCCAAGAGGGTTAAATTATGAACGGATTTTCACAAGCACTAGGAAGTAAATTCAACAAAGACGCATTGCGTACAAGGTCGTTTGAGTTTAACGGTCATACGTTTAAAGTGCGTGTTCCATTAACGGCAGAATCGGACGCTATGTTTGAGCGACTTAAAACGCCAGATGATGCAGCGGTAGAAAAGTTCTACAAAGAATTATCTAAAGACTTTACCGAATCATCCGACACCGTACAAGTAACGGACAATGATGTAATTATTGACGGTCGATCATTGCGTGAGGCAGCTAAAAGCAAAGTACTCCTTCAAGCAAGGGTCACAGAAATGATCCGGCTTTTAGTGCCAGAAGAAGAAGGTTTTGATATGTCTACCGTAACTTATGACATGGTGGATGAGTTGTTTCCGTTTGCTATTCAAATGCAATTGATGGAATTGATTGGAGAAACGGTTAGCCCAAATTACAATACCACCAAGGGAAAGTAATTAGGTCAGTCCGTAGGCAAGTAAAAGCGTATTTAATTGCTCATGGTACTGACCCGTCCACCGTAGACGAAGAAACATTTTCAGATATTGCAGTCATGTATCATGCCGGAATCATTGGCAACCTTGGATTACTTGAAGTTTTAGGAACACTAACCGCAGGGCAATTTAATAAAATGTTGCCCAAAGGCAAAGCACCTTTTAAACTTAAAGACATTATTCCGAATGCTTATGATTATTTGTACCCACCACAAACAGAACAAGAGAAGAAAGAGCAAGCAAGTCAGAATCTTTTAGCGTTTGCGTTAATGAGTCCAGACGCACCTGCGCTACTGTTTAAGGGTACATAGCATGGCAAACATTGCACGACTAGGCGTAGTCCTTGGATTAAATACCGCAGACTTTCAGGCGGGTATTAAGACCGCTATGCAGGGCGTAGATAAGCTAGTTAATGCCTTGCCTAAAATTGGTTTGGCAGCGGCAGCAGCCGGAGCAGGGTTAGCCGTACTGATTAAGAAAGGCATTGATGAACTAGACAAGCTAGACGAGGTTTCGCAAAAGATAGGCGTTACCGTAGAAAGTTTAAGTTCGCTTGGCAAGGTAGCCAAAATCGAAGGCATGAGCATTGATGACTTGGCGGGGTCGCTAGTTAAGTTAACCCGCACAATTAGCGAAGCAAACACAGGTTCAGAAGCAGCAGCGCAAACCTTTAAGTCGATGGGCTTAGACCCGTCCACGTTTAAAAACTCAGAAGATGCCCTGTTACAAATTTCTGATAAGTTTTCACAGTACCGTGATGGACTAAACAAAACGGCACTAGCTGTTGAGTTGTTTGGTAAAGCGGGTGCAGGAATGATCCCGTTTTTAAATCAAGGGTCAGGGCTTATAACGCAAATACGAGGTGAATTAGATTCATTTGGAAACGCAAGCACCAAAGCAGCGGCAGAGGCGGCAGAGTTCAATGACCGCATGGCAAAGATGGGCATTGTAGTAAATACATTATTTCAAAAGTTTGTATCTGAGTTGTTGCCAACGCTTAATAACTTTACGCAAGCATTGTTTGATACGTTTACATATTCAGACTTGTTGCGTAACGAAGTTAATAAATTGGTGGCTATACAAGCCGTAAGATGGGCTGAAAACCTAGCGATTGCATTGGCGCACATTGTAGACGTTGGTGTATTTGTTGCTCGCACTATGATGGCAATTGGCAGCTCTATTCGTGTTGTTGCAAATGATATTATTGTTCTATATAAAGGGTTGCAGTTTTTTACACCATCTGGCGTTACTGACACAATGGCGGTGTATGAAGATTTAAAGAAAAGTTTAGAAGATAGAAAGAACGCTTTAGAATTTGCAACAAACGCTTACAGCAAACTAACAGATAAAAACGCCGTATTCTTTACTAATTTAACTAAGCAGTCGGTTGAGAACGCTAGATTGGCACGAATGTTCCAGTATGACGAATTTGGTGATGGCGGTGAGCCAACAGGCAAGCCAGATGCTCCCGCAGGATTTACAAAGCCCAAAGCAGGTAAAGAAAACAATATGCTTGCTGAAGCTCAAAAGCTATCAGCCGAGTACGAACGTGAACGCAATCATTCTTTGCAGATGCTTAGAATTAAAAGCGAAATGGAATGGCTAACGCAAAACGAACGCAAGGTTCAGGAAGCAGTTAACGAAGTATTAGACGCAACAAGCAAGAAGCTACAAGAGATAGCAGACAAGCGGGAAGCAGCCGCAGGGCGTGATGCTAGTGCCGAAGTATTAGCCGAGTACGATAAGCAAGCAGAAGCCGTACAAAGGCTTGGCGAACAATATGCAGAGTTAGCTAGGATACAAGAAACATCATCTATACAAGCGCAACAAACTTTTTCTTACGGTTGGAATGCAGCTTTTAAACAATACGCAGAGGATGCAGAAAATTACGCAACTCAAGGTCGTGATATGTTTAGCGCAATTACTGGAGCAATGTCTAACGCTATTGACCAGTTTGTAGAAAGCGGCAAGTTTTCATTTAAAGACTTTGCAAGCAGCGTTATAAAAGACTTAATCAAAATTCAATTGCAAGCACAAGCAACCGCATTATTTAACAAAGGTTTAAACCTTGTTATGGGTGCTGTAAGTATGTATTCTGGCGGCGGTTTTGGCACTGGCAACCAATTTGGCAATATGGATATAGGTGGCTTTCTTGCTGAAGGCGGTTCAGCGTCTGCGGGTGAGGCTTATGTGGTTGGTGAGCGTGGTGCTGAATTATTTGTACCAAACAGATCAGGTACAGTTATACCGAACAACGAGCTAGGCGGCTTCGGTGGCACGACTAACATTACCAACAACTACATTGACGCAATAGACACCAAGTCTTTCGAAGATAGAATCTACGGCAGTTCAAGGGCGGTATGGGCGGCTAACGCTTATGCCAATAAAGGCTTAAGTAACAGCCGGAGCAGAACATGAGTTTCCAAACAATCTTAGACATACATCAGACTTTTACGGTAAACAACCGCAGGACAATCGGTCAACAGGTAAGCCGCTCGGGTCAGCTTAGGGTGGCTCAATATTTAACGTCCGTGCCTTGGGTGTTTACAGTCGTTCCGCATAACTTTCTATACTATCCTCAAGTCCGTGCGATCATTCAGAATATTGATAACGCAGACCGACAAAACGCTCAAAACATTACATTTGATACACCCACCTTGGAATGGTTTACCAAGCTACAAGGAACGGCAACAACAGCCACGCTTGCATCAACGCCCGTGGCTAACACGCAGACTTTAAACATTACTAAAAACGGCACGCTTTTGGCGGGTGACTTTATTCAAGTTGGCGGCTATGTTTACAAAGTAACTGCCGATGCACCATCATCAACCGTTAATATTCACAGACCGTTAATTGGTACACCATCAAGCGGCGCAACGGTGACGCTAGGAAAAGCGGTTACATTTAACGTGGTGGCTGAAGCGTGTCCTACTTACACATTGAATCCAATGACAAACGGTGCTTTTGTAGAGTGGGACGGAGCATTTGTATTTAGAGAAAACGTAAGCAATTAAGGAAAACAATGTCAACGACAATGACGGCGCTTAATGCGTCATCGATTAAATACGCTGAGTTTGTAAGGCTGACTACAACAGACGCTACATATACCTTTTGTAGTGCAGCCGCACCCATTACAGTAAGCGGCATCACGTTTGTAGGGTTAGGTAGCTTGCTTGGTATTGGCGAGATTCAGCAAGACATTAAAGCGTCTAGCTATGATTTAAAGCTAATGTTGACTGGAATTGATCCCGCAAATATTGCGCTGATTCTTGGCAATAATATTAAAGGCAGCACGGTCGAGATTTGGCGTGGGTTTCTCGATGCTAACAATCAGATCATTACAACACCTACCCAACAGTTCTTTAAGCGATACCAAGGCATTGTAAGTAACTTTGCAATTAATGAGGATTTTGATGAAAACCTACGCACACGCATAGCCACGGCGGTTGCCTCTTGTTCGTCAATGAGGTTTGTATTAGAAAACCGTGTGACAGGTGTACGCACAAATGAGTCTAGTTGGCAATTCTTTTATCCGAATGACACAAGCATGAACAGAGTTCCAATCATTGCATCGACTTATTTTGACTTTGGTAAACCACCAATCAGCGGCGGTCAAAATGAACCCGTAGAAGGATTGGGTTTTGATGGGAACGCCACTACGTTTGATAGCGAATCAGGCAACGATTCACCCGGCAACGGTGGAGGCGGATAAAGTGATAAGACAAGCTAACAAGTTTGACAAACAAGACATAATAGATTTGATGATTGAGTTTAAAAACGAAAGCGACATTAAGGAATTAAGAGAAGTTAACAACCATGAATACTGGCATCGTTTGTTAGATACGATTATTGCGGGTGCAGGGATTATTTATGTTGAGCAGGGCAAAGGTTTAATCATGGCTGTTATTTCACCGTCGATTTGGTGCGACAAGACCTTGCAACTTTATGAGTTAGCTTTTTACGTTAAGCCAGAATTTAGAAACGGAAGCATAGGATATAGATTGTTGAAAGCGTATGTTGATTATGGCAAACAATTAAAGCAATCGGGACGTATCAAGTATTTCACCATAGCAAAAATGGTCACAAGTCCTAACATAAAATACGATAAGTTTGGCTTTAAAAAACTTGACGAAAACTGGATTCAATAATGCTTAAACTATTTATATTGCTTGCGAGCTTAACTTTTGCAGTTGACGCTTATGCTATTGGAGCGACTATTGCCGTTACTGTTATTGGGTTAACGGCAGGATCATTTGCAGCGGCAGCCGTAGCCTTTGCAATCAATATGGCGGTGTCATTTGTCATTAGCAAAGTATTAACCCCAAGCAATACGTCCAATTCGTCCGTTGACCCCGGCGTGCGCATTCAAGTGCCACCAGACACGACTAGATCAATCCCAATTATTTACGGTGACGCATACATTGGCGGCAAGTTTGTTGATGCTGTAATGACAACAGACAGTACAACGATGTATTACGTTATGGCTATTAGCTGTATCAGTCCAGACGGTCAATTCGTATTTGACAAGACCAAGTTCTATTATGGCGATAGGCTTTGCACCTTTGACACGACTTCAGTAGATACCTTTGAACGGGCTAGGGTTTTAGGATTAACGGACGGTGCGGGAAACGTAGACACCAAAATGAGTGGCAAGATTTACATTCATTTATTTAGGTCAACAGCCGCAGGTGTCATTACTAACCTTGACGTAAACGGCAACAGCGCAGGAGCAGCTACACCGCAGAACCTAATGTCTACTGCTAACGGATTGCCGTCTGGTTTAGAGTGGGCAGCATCCGGTAGGCAAATGAACGGTCTAGCGTTTGCAATTATTAAGTTAGTTTATAGCCGTGACGCAGAAACAACCCAATTGTTGCCAGTTACATTTGCAGCAAAACATACATTGCGAGGAACGGGCGTAGCGAAGCCGGGTGATGTTTGGTACGACTACATGACAAACCCCGTGTACGGTGGCGCTGTTGATCCTGCTTTTGTAGACTACACAAATGCAACCGCACTCAATGTTTATTCAGATCAAACAATTACGTTTAATGATTTCAACGGCAACCCTCAGACACAACCACGTTATCGAATCAACGGAGTGCTAGACACAAATCAGAACGTATTGCAGAACGTAGATCAGATTATGACTGCGTGTGATTCGTGGATGACATACGATGCACCAAGCGGTAAATGGTCAGTCACTATTAACCAAGCTACAGGCTCATCATTTTCTTTTGATGATAGCAATATTGTCGGGTCGTTGACTGTTGGCGGCATTGACATCACTAGATCAATTAACCAAATTGAGGCTAAGTTTCCAAACGCTACAAACCGAGATCAATACGATTACGTTTTCCTTAAAGTACCTGTTGGGTCGTTATATCCAAACGAACCTGTTAATAAATCAAACGTCAACTATGACCTAGTTAATAACAGCGTTCAGGCTTTGTACCTTGCTAACAGGCTATTAGAGCAAGCCAGAGAGGATTTAAACGTAAGTTTCAAGACTACCTATGTTGGCATCCAAACTAACGCCGGAGACGTTGTAAGCGTCACTAATAGCTATTATGGTTGGACTAACAAACTGTTTAGAGTGATGCAGGTTCAAGAGGTATCTTTACCTGATGGCAACCTTGGCGCACAAATTCAATTAGCCGAATACTCCGCAGCGGTTTATGATAATTTTGACATTGACGAATATACGCCCGTAGGAAATACGGACATTGTATCTGGTGGATACTTTAGTGCTTTGTCTGCACCAACTGTTGTTAGTATTAATTCAAGTGCGGTTGTGCCAAACTTTGGTGTTCAGATAACCTTCCCGACGATTGGACGCATTACAAATACTACTTTGTTTTACACAACGACAGCCACGCCTACAGTCAATCAATGGCAGATATTAGATTCTCAGGCTTTGGTTAATAGTCAAATCTTTACGAATGGGGCTACATTTACTTTTGCAGATTTACAACTGCCGACAGATACTTATTATTTTGGGTTTAAGGTCGGCAACGATGTAGCGCAAAGCATAATTTCGCCATTGTCAGCGGTGCTTAATTGGAATCCCACAGCATTAGCGGGAGCGTTTGTCGGCACATTTAGTCCGGCGGCAATTTTAGTGCCTTTCAATGGCACAACGGCAACCTTCACAAATGCAATTGCACAACTGAACGGCACGACAGCAAACGGTCAAGCGCAATTTGTAGCATCGCAAACAGACGCAGACGGAGCGTTTGTAAATAACAGGTGGCGCATTGGCGGCTCTAGCACTACGGGATATGCAAGCATTACTAAAACCAAC